AGTGATAATCTTCTCGTGTCCTGCTATAATGATATTAAAGCAGTTCGAAATCTTGATTACAATGGACTTCCTTACTAATATGTTATATGGAAAGATATGAAATAATTGCTGGTGCCAAACCTGCTCCTAAGTATACCGATTTTGATATAGTTCATTCGGTTCCTGTGTCTCCGTCTATCGTTGACCCTCTCTGTGTCGATGTTACACGCAATGAAGACGGCTCTGTTGCTTCTGTAGCTTTTTCCTCTGACATTGCACTTCTATTCAATCAGAAACGTCTTGAGGATACTTTAGGTCGTGACGGTCTCAAAAAGTTCTTTGATGATATGGCTTCACGTTCCCCTGCCTTGACCCAACTTCGTCAGAAGATTTCAGATGATGATTTGGCTGCCATGTGTAAGTCACGTTACTTGCAATCTGCTTCCGAGATACTATCCTGGAGTAACTACCTCAACGAAAACTACCAACACCTTATGGACGTTGTCAAGTCTCGTGTTTCTTCTGTTTCAGACGGTGATGCTGACGGTTCCGCACCTGCGGATCCGACAGCGTCAACGACTGCCGATGTTTAATTTTTTGTTTAACTGGGTAGTCTTTCGGCTACCCTTTTTTTTCGTTTATGATAGCTAATAAATTAAAACTTATTGATATGCCAGATAATAAGAAACAAATCTCTTGGATTGGTCCTGCTATCTCCGCAGGTGCTTCAATTTTTGGTGGTTTACTTGGCAAGTCCTCTTCTGATTCTGCTTCACGAACTAATCTTCAGATAAATCGTGAAAATCAGATTTGGAATGAAAAAATGATGGATAAGCAAAACGCCTGGAACCTTGCTCAATGGAATCGTGAGAATGAGTATAATTCCGCTTCTCAACAGGTTGCTCGTTATCGTGCTGCTGGTCTTAACCCTTATTTAATGATGCAAAACGGTTCATCTGGTTCTGCTTCTTCTGTTACTTCTGCTTCTCCTGCTACTGCCGGTATGTCTAATACTGTTCTACCTTATGATTTTTCCGCTGCTGCTGCTGGTGTTGGTAATGCTGTTTCCCAATACTATAACGCCCAGATGATTTCGGCTAATGTTCGTAAAGCTGTAGCCGAAGCTATAGGACAGGAAAAACAGAATACTTGGTTAGATACTAAGCTTCAAGCTGAAATTGAATCTCTCAAACAGAATACTTCAAGTTCTAAGACTCGTCAAGAGTTAGATAAATTTAGCTTGTTTCATGCAAAAACCATGTTGCCTGGTGAGCTTGCTACACAATCATTGCATAATTCTTCTCTTGCCGAAACTATTGTAAATCAGCGTGCAAATACTTTATATACCGAAATGCAGACTAATCTTGCTGCTGCTAATCTTGCTTGGTTGCCTAAGGTCAAGGAAGCCGAGTGTGCTCAATATATGGCTAATACTTTTGCTGCTATGCAGGCAGGTTATCTCTCACAGAAGCAAGGTGAGTTAGCTATGCAGAATAAACTTGAATCTGCTTCACGAACAGAAGGTATCAAGATAAATAATAAGACAATTAAAGCGCAGGCTCGTTATATTGTTGCTAAAGCTTCTTGGGATGCAAAATATTCTAAGTACACTGCTAACCAAATGCAACTTGATTATGATGTAAATAAGCGTTCTAAGCCATTCACTGACCCTATTTCCTCTTTCTATATGCGAGGTATGAATATGCTTCTTAATCCTTTACGTGGTATTCTATCGGGTGGTGTTACAAAAACGTTCAAGTGACGTCTTATTTATATGTTACATATGTTAGATTTAATTTTACGTTTTTTATGGCGCTTGTTAGTCATTTTTATCTTAATTATGGCTCTTGTTGCTCTTTTTTGTGCTTTTGTTCGTTCTATCTAATTAATTGGCTGTTCCGTATGGTTCAGCCTTTTTTCGTTAACGCTCTCCTCGGTTTTTCGCTCCGAGGCGGAAAATCGGAGTTGATGCGCAACGCGCATATTAAGCCCCGAAAAGACCACCTTTTCGGATGCCCCAAAGGGCATTTCATATCGTGCAGCGCAAGAAAGCAGGAGAGCTTTGCTCGGGCGCCGCCCCCTACAAATCATGAATAATAAGTGTAACCTTACACTTTGTGCGAAGCAAACCGACTTTCTCTCCGTCGGTTCGATACCCCTTGTCCTCATATACGCAAAGTGACACTACCCCTAATAATATACTAAAGTATAAAATTCGTTAAATATTTTACCATAATTGTGATTATCAATAATAGATACGGAGGAATAAATAAAATGTCTAAACTCCTGTCTAAGGAATTCTACGGCAATCATT